GTTTTTGTCCTGCTCTCCCTCTCTTGGTTAAATGACTGGTTATATGACTGGTTCTGGATCCCGTTTTTGGGATCATTCAACATCCCGTTTTTGGGATCATTCAACATCCCGTTTTTGGGTATATTCCCGTTTTCGGTAACATTACCGTTTTCGGGTTCATTACCCCCTTCCCGGTCGCCTTTAATGTTCCCGTTTTTGGTTATATTAAGAGAGAAAACCCGCACTCTTTTCGTCGCTCCCTTTCTCTCTCCGGTATCTGAAATAAGCCCCATTTTCATGAGCGATATAAGTCCGGCCTGCACGGTTTTTTTATTCAGGCAAGTGTCTTTAACGAGGCGTTCTATGCTGGGGTAGCAGAGGTTATATTCATCGGCTCTGTCAGCCATCGAGAGCAGTATGAGCTTTAATGACGAGCTACCTGGATCTGTCTCCCAGGCCCAATCTGTTGCATGTCTGCTCATGATTAATCTCCGCTATCAGCTTGAATGTTGTGGGGAGGAATTAATCATGATCTGCTTAATCTCTGCCCTGATACGACGGTTTGATTCCATGGTGCACTCAACACAGTGTCCGTTGTAAACCCAGCGTTCACTGTCATGTCCGTGCTTACATGTTTTTCCGGTGTAGTAGCGTTTAAGTCCGCGCTTTGCGGCATCAATACGTGTAATGATTTCCATGGTAAGCCCTGTTATTAGTATTGGGATTACGGTCATTTTGTGCTGACACAAAAAAAAGATCAACCAGATTTGGTTTTTTATTACCTTTGAGGTGCGAATAGATATGAAAAGACCGCCGGGTGGCGGTCTACAGAGGGTTGTAGCTGGATATCATGAGTAGAAGAAGTATGCCAGTTCTGCTTTTGAGCGCAGCCATTGTCTTGTTTTACAGGCTTTAAAAAGCCCATTCATCAATACTTTACCTGGCATTTTGCGCTTACCTGTTAAGTGAGTCTGGATATAGTGACTCGTCGTTCCGGCTTCCTGTGCGAAGGCTTCACGCTCATCCGGAGTAAGTGCAAGCCAGTGCTTTTTGAAATCGAAATGTCCGTTATCGCTCATAGCTATTGCCTGATATTTATTTCAGATAATAAATATTCACCCATAAGGTAACAAAAATCAAGGATAGTTACCTATGAGGTGCATTTACCTGTTGGGTAATATTGCTTTAAATTGAATCATCTACTGATTCATATATGAGGCGATTTTCCAGAAAATGAAAAGTATCCAGGACGTCCGCAGGCAAAATCTCAACGACTTGATCGACCGTGAATTCAATGGTGTTCAGACGCGGATGGCAGAAAAACTTGGAACTCAGGCAAATCTGGTAAACCGCTGGGCTCTTGGCAAGAAGGTTATCGGCGACCAGGTTGCGCGAAAAATTGAAGCTGCCGCCAATAAACCCCGTAACTGGCTTGATATTGATCGTTCGCTTTCTCAGGAGGGTTTTCAGCCTGTCGGCCCGAGCGATATAGGTCAGCTGGCGGCTCACAACCTGGAACGCTGGATGAGCGAAAGCCGCGACCTTTCAACACAGGGAAAACTTCACCGCGCATCCGGCGTCGCCCAGGTGACAATCAGCCGTCTGTTAAACAATGAGGTCAGCGTTTCCATTTCCACCCTGGAGAATGTTGCATCCGCATTCGGGCGTCACGGATATGAATTACTGATTCACCCGCACGACCCCGCGACTATCAACTATGACCGCTCGCGCTACGCATTGTTACCTGAAACAGAGAAGGCAAAGATCGAAAGTTACATTGAATTTGTCATCAACCAGAACGAAAAAAGCAAACAATAAAACTATAGTTTTCAGCAAGTAAGCCGCCTTCTGGCGGCTTTTTTATTGCCAGACAGATTACCTTATGGGTAATTTTTTTAACTCATATCTATTGACATCAAACCAGATACGCATAATTATTACCTCAACGGTAACAGACCGAGGTGACAAGTTATGCAGTGGAAAATCATCAACGGTTGGTACTGCGTTACTGCATGCGGATTCATGAGCTGGAAGTTCCGCACCTTACAGGAAGGCATTAAGTGGGCTTTCGTCAGCAAAGAAGCTCGCGATGTAGCCAACGATAACGAGATATGGGAGGGCTGATAATGAACGTTAATCAGCAGAAAAATCTTCAAAAAATCATGCTGGCATTCGACAAGGACTACCGCCTGTCAGAACAGCTATATGACCGACAAGTTGAACTGATTGAGAGTATCCGGCTTCATCAACTGGCATCAACTTTCGACGCTGTAACAGTTAAAGGCGTTCGCCAGGAAGTACTGGAGGCCGCTAAAGACAGTCCAGAGTTCGAAGAACTGATGGATTCCTACCGGCGCGAGGCAATGGCAATTATCGCCCGCTGGGATCTGGCTGATCAGCTTGATGGGCAGAGGGACGCGGCATGAAACCAACACTCCTCTCATTGCTGCGAGGTGGAAAACACAGCATCCGAGATATGGCAAAGATTCTTGGTATCTCAAGATCGAAGGTTTCTTGGTTCATCGCTGAGCTTGAACGTCGCAAATGGGTAGAGGTAACCAGGAGCGCAATATATTTCCACGATGGAACCAGATCCAACAAGCAGAACGAATACAAGGTTAAGTTATGAATACTGGCATCTATTTCGACATCAGCAATGAGGACTACCACGCCGGTGACGGCGTGAGTAAGTCGCAACTAGACATGGTTGCCAAGAATCCGGCGCTTCTTAAATGGGTTCAGGCAGCACCAGAAGACGAAGAGAAAAAGTCTGCACTGGATATGGGAACCGCATTGCACTGTCTGCTTCTGGAGCCTGGAGAATTCAACAAACGCTTCATTGTTTCACCGAAATTCGATCGTCGGACGAAACAAGGTAAAGCTGACGAAGAAGCATTTCTTCGTGATGTAGCGGATATGGGGATTACGGTACTTGATGCCGAGCAGTGGCGGAAACTGGAGCTGATGCGTGATAGCGCAATGGCTCACCCGGCGGCACGCTGGATGCTGGAAGCACCTGGTTACTGCGAAGCATCAATGTACTGGAATGATGAAGAGACTGGTGAGTTGTGCCGCATTCGTCCAGACAAATGGCTGAACGAGCACAACGTGATCGTCGACGTGAAAAAGGTTGCAGATATGGACCGTTTTGCACGCCACATCGAGGAATTCCGCTACCACGTGCAGGACGCAATGTACCGCGAAGGAGCGATGAGGGTTACTGGTCAGTCGCATGGTTTTTTCTTTCTTGCCGTGAGCGAAAGCATTGATTGTGGTCGGTATCCGGTACGCGTGTTCGAGCTGGATGCGCCGGATGTCGATGCCGGGCACGCCCTGTTCCGCCGGGATCTGAATACCTATCACGAATGCCGCATCAATGATGAATGGGGCGGCGTGGAAATTATTAAACGCCCTGACTGGGCACGTAAACAGGATATGTACGTATGAGCAATGATATCGCAATCACATCACAACCAGGCGCAACTGTAGGTACTGCTGCGGCAATCTTCAGCCCGGAGGGCATGAATCAACTGGTGCGTTTCGCGGAGTTGATGTCACAAAGCAAAGCGACTGTACCGAAACATCTTGAAGGCAAACCTGCCGATTGTCTGGCGGTGACCATGCAGGCGGCACAGTGGGGAATGAACCCTTTCGCCGTGGCGCAGAAAACGCATATGGTAAACGGAACGTTAGGCTACGAAGCACAGTTGGTAAACGCGGTCGTATCCTCTTCCAGCCTGCTAGCGACACGCCTGAATTATCGCTGGAGCGGTGACTGGTCGAATGTTAACGGCAAAACAGATAAATCACCGAATCTGACGGTAACTGTGTCAGCAGTTCTTAAAGGAGAAGCAGAACCCCGTGAGCTTACCATCAGTATGGCGCAAGCCGGAGTGCGTAACTCTCCATTGTGGGAACAGGATCCGCGCCAGCAGCTTGCCTATCTTTGCACGAAACGATGGGCTCGCCTGCACGCTCCTGATGTACTTCTCGGTGTTTACACCCCTGACGAATTACAGGAAACGGCACCGCGCGTTGAGCGAGACATTACTCCGCAAACGACTACTGCTGCGGGAATGAACAGTCTGATCAACGCTAAACCAGTGAAAAAGCCTGATGAGCAAACGCGTAAAGCGGATAGCCGTGATCCAGAAGAAATGCTGATGGCCTTTACCAGCGCAGCGATGAATTACAGCACTGTCTCCGAACTGGATAAGGCTTACAAATACATTGCACAAAAACTTTCAGATGATGACGAACTGCTGGCAAAAGCCACCGACGTTTACAGCGTTCGTCGGGAAGAATTAAACGAAACATCTATGTAACCACCACCGCGGCGCCACGCGCGCCGCACTGCAACCAAGAGAGGTATTTATGAAAGGTGCATTAGGTAAGAAGGAACTCCTGGCGGTGGTGCCACTGTCATGGAGCACTATCGACCGTATGGAGCGCGCAGGGGAATTTCCTAAACGCTGGTATATCACTGACAAACGCTGCGCATGGAACCGTGACGAAGTTGAGCGTTGGCTTGATGAACGTCAGGCAGCAAGCCCGGCAGAGTTCCAGGGTAAAAAGCCTCCTGTTCAGCAACGTGTATATCGTCCTGTGAGCAACGCTGCATGAGTGCGCTGCTAAGGCACTGGAGCAAATGGTCAGGATGGTACTTATTCCTGGCCTCTGTTTCAGCATGGCTTTATCTGCTGGCATTAATTTTCAGAGAGGGTTGGATTAAGTGAGAAAGTTAAGCCGACTTGAAAAATATCACATGAACAAGGTTTCAATGCGCCGTCCTTCAAAGGTTATCGCCGTTACTCCTGCGGCGATAGAGTTCGAAAAACGCGCGATTGAAAGAGAGAAAAAAGGGCAGTTCCGCATTGCCGCTCACCTTTGGCTTCAGTGTATGGATGTTGCTTCTGGTGATGTTGAACGTGCAAGGATCGCGGTTCGCAGGGACCAATGTATCACAAAAGGTAACGGCCTTCGCCGTGGCGACTATAGCGGCATAGGATGTTGTGGGGTGGTTTATGACTAAGAAATACACACTAATCTATGCAGATTCACCCTGGGTATACCGGGACAAAGCCGCAGATGGTAATCGCGGTGTCGGTTTTAAATATCCGGTTATGAGTGTGCTGGATATCTGCCGCCTTCCTGTGTGGGATTTGGCCGATGAAAACTGTCTGTTGGCCATATGGTGGGTGCCAACACAACCACTCGAAGCACTAAAAGTTGTTGAAGCCTGGGGATTCCGTCTGATGACCATGAAGGGCTTCACGTGGATAAAATGTGGTAGTCGACAACCAGATAAACTGGTTATGGGTATGGGACACATGACTCGCGCCAATAGTGAAGATTGCCTGTTTGCGGTAAAGGGAAAACTACCTCCGCGCATTAATGCAGGTATCGTTCAGTCATTTACCGCACCGCGGCTTGAGCATTCAAGAAAACCAGATGTCGTTCGTGAAAAACTTGTGCAATTGTTAGGCGATGTTTCTCGCATTGAACTGTTCGCCCGCCAGTCGTCTCATGGCTTCGATGTTTGGGGTAATCAGTGCGAAGACCCGGCAGTGCAACTACACCCTGGATACGCGTTGGATATTGGCGGATTAACAAATGCATTCAGCAATGCTCCGCTGTCACTAACAGACAACCAGGGGCGGGAGCGTGCTGCATGAACAGGGCATCACCAGCAGATTTAAGAAAATGCCTTGAAACTGCAAACATGCTTGCACACAGCGGGATCAGGTTTGTTCCAATTCCCGCTGTCACTGATGCTGAATTTGCAACACTGTCAGCAATATTCGAAAACAAAATTGAATCACTGGCAGCAGAAGCAGAGATGGAAGAAAATCAGCAGAACTATTAAACGTTATTCCCCCGCCATCCACTTCTCAAACTTCGACGGGGAGAACGGAATCAGATCCGTATGCTCCCCGTTAATCCAGGAATCAATCATATCGGCCCACTGCTGCAACATGTAGGCGCGCTGTCTGGCGTATTCCGCTTTGTTATATACGGCGCGCACACCTTTCTGCTCATGTGCCAGAGCCTTTTCAATCCAGTCTGAAGGATAACCAGCCTCATGCAACAACGTACTGGCTGTACGGCGCATATCGTGTACGGTGAAGCCCTGAATATGCTCACCATCTTCATTTATTATTTTCACCGTTCTGTCGATCAGAGAGTTCAGCGCGGCATTAGATAATGGCTTCCGGAAATTGTAACGACCAGGAACCAGATATTCACTTCCACCAGCGCACATCTGCAACCCAACCAATATATCCTGTGCCTGTTTAGGCAGGTAAATAACGTGCGCCCGGCTTCCCTTCATGCGGTCTGAAGGAATTGTCCATGTCCATTTTTTAAAATCTATTTCATCCCACGTTGCATTGGTGAATTCGCCTTTACGAACCATAGTGATAAGCACCAGCTTTAAAGCCATTTTCATAGTGCCCATAGCACCAATGGCATCCAGCGTGCGGAAGAACAGGCCAATTTCTTCTGGTGTCAGTGTTCGCTCTCGTGGTTTAAATATGGCGATAGACGAAGGTTTAATGTCAGCCGCAGGATTAAACAAACCATGACCACGGTCATTGGCGTGACGGTATACGCTGCTGATGATCTCCCTGGCCTGTACTGCTGTTGCCCGACCACCGCGTTCGACAATCCGGTCACACAAATCACGAACCATCGATGTGGTAATTTCAGCCATCATTTTGTTGCCAAGAACCGGAAGTATGTCACGGTCGATCACCGCCTGCTTCATTGCGCGGGTACTGTCAGCCAGGATGACGTGTTTCATATAACTGTCGGTATGTACCGCAAACGTCTCGGCACCACGAATCTTTTTGATACCGTCACGTTTAGCCGCAGCCGGCGACTGGCCTGCTTTAAGCAGCTTCTTTGCAGCAATCAGTTCTTCTCGCGCTTCTGCCAGGCTGATACCGTCACGCCCATACTGCCCGATTACCAGTGTTTCGCGGCGACCGTTGATACGGTAGTCATAGCGAAACGAGACCGTGCCTGACGTAAGCACAGCTACATACAGCCCGTCACGATCGGAGACCTTGTACAGTTTGTCCTGCGGCTTGAGGTTTTTTAATTTTGTATCGGTAAGCACAATTCACCCGTATAGAAACCATTTTCATGACGGTATGAGAGTATACCTTTAAGGTAATACCGTCACCTGTACCGCCGAAAAATATGGTGTAGAGTGAATAGAAATGAATACATAAAAACAAAAACCCTCTGCAAAAACAGAGGGTTGAGTTGGCATCTGAATAGGAATGATTTGCTATGAGTTAGCTGTTAATCATTCCCACTCAATTATTTACGACATGCATAACCAATTGACTGATAACAACTTTCTGCAACCTGATTTTCACCGTACCGTTTTATATACCGTCACCGGAAATCAGTACCATGAAAAATGCCATGCTATCTGGTCAGGGTGTCGTACTGTTTTTCACAGACTCTTCCGGCTTCGGCTGCCCGGTCAGCATACTCTGCCAGTTGTCTGTTTCTCTCGAGAGATTTGCTGAGCACGTTGGCAAGCAAAACTCCGGTGTCTGCGGCTGACGTCCCAGCGCCGATAATGGCGTTATACTGCCTGAGCTGCTCACGGATGGCAACGAGCTGTTGCTGCAACCGGCCAGCGCGAGCGGCAGCATCAAGAGCATCATTGCGCGCCTGGTCGATCCTCTGCTGCGCTTTGCGTTCATTGATCGCTTTCTCCTGTTCGTAGTGCTGACGAACTTTCTCATCTTCGGCTTTTCGCTCTTCCTTCGCCTGCGCATACCCGGCGTCGTACTGACGACTGCCGTGTGCATTCCAGGCTACAACTCCTGATATGACCAGAACAGCAAGCATCGCCATGATAACCAACTGTTTCCAGTATGCTTTTGCGAATGCCCAGATCATACCGCCAGCACCTTACTGGCAGTGATGTATCGCGCGCGCCGGTCATCAATGCCGTTCCGGCCACCATTGATAAGCAGAGTTACACGTGCAATATCTCCGGTATACTTCATGCAGCCTTTGCTGGAGAAGAACCAGGCCGCGCTACGAGCCGCGTATTCGTCCTGTGCCAGCAGTTCAGGATTCTCCAGCAGGTCAACTTTCAGACCGTTTCCGCAGTCACGATAGTTATTCAAACCGGTAATCTGGATAAGCCCGCGCCCACGGTAATTCCAGCCATCGCCGGGAGCATTGTTACCCATGCGTTTGCTGTATACCAGATTTGCAATCGCGCGCTGGCGCTCAAGTGGCAATGGTGGTTCACCAACGCGGCGCCCCAGTGCATTAGCCTGTCCCTGGGTGAGGCGTCCAGTCCGGACAAAGCTTGCCAGTCCGGTAACGCTGTAGTTGAAATTCTCCTGCAACCTGGTGAACCCCCCAGACTCATGCCCAACTTGAGCAATAAACATTGCCTGATCTTCTGCTTTGCTGATACCAAACTCTTTCATCGCAGAAGTTATATGCGAGAACCAGCGAGCGGCCAGCGCCTCGCTAATACCAGCAGCTCGCTGGAATTGTTTAATCTCCATGTTTAGACCTCGTTATTTTGAAAATCTGAACGACGTTACCGCGCGTTTTAATAACCGCAGCAAGCATGACAGCGTTGATAATGACTTCAGATAAATCCACAGCCATTGGCGTGCGTAACCAGATTGCATAGACGACACGAACTGGAATACTGGCTGCAGCAACAATCAGGAAATAAGCAAGCCACCCCCCCCATCTTCGGTGTTGTGAACCGTTACGCCGGAAAGTGACAACGCGAATTGCTATGCCAGTACAAATAACTGCATTGGTGATAAGCAAAAAAAACTCATGCGTTACCATCGTCTTTTCTCCCCGGAATTAACTCGCGTGGGTTATCGGAACGGTGATAGAGCCAGATGCCAATTCGTACTGCGACGATTGCTGACACAAATGCGCCAGCAGAGAAAACAATCCCTTTCTCGAAAGAGTCCTGCGTGATGGTAGGTATCAGGCTGGCTATGCCGATAAGAATTGATGCTGCTGGTTTGTAGAAAAGAAGTCCGCAGAGAAAACTAAGCATCGACAAGAGTACGCGACGACGAATTGGGTGCTCTACCGCAGAGGTAACAAAAATTACCGCGCCAGCCAAAGCTCCCAAAGCAACCTCAGGAGGCACTCCTGCTATCACCGCCGCCAGAGAACTCATGCTAAGCCACTGATTTAATGTTTCACTGGTTAGTTGAGCTGACATATTTTCCACCATTTATATGCATAACGACCCCCTAAATAGTAAAGCACCATGCATGATAAACCATTTATGGTTTTTTGTTACCCTAGCATCGTAAATCCCCTGCCTTTGATGTCGATAATAAGGCTCGCCTTTTACATAACTCTGAAGAGATTGCAGTACAGAAATTATTTAAAATATAGAGGCTTAGTTGAATTCCGCGCCATCAAATGGCGCGGTAGCAGTCAAATATAGAAATAAACACCAAAACAAACAGTAACAGGAACAACAAAGTCAAACAGGCTTCCAACATCCCATACGCGCGGATCAAAACCTCCCCACCACGGCATATTCATACGCTTGCCATGCCCGAACATTTCAATCCAGCGATATTCTGCCTGGGTGTGTTCACGCGCAATGAAGAACGTACAACCAGCTATCGCTCCGTAAGCCCAGTTTCCGGTAAAAAGGCCAATCAGTACCTGCGCAGCCACAGCACAAAACGCATGAAGGAAAGGTGTTATATCCATTATCGCTCCTTTAACATAAGGATAAATAAACACTTCATAAAATAGATTTCGTCTTTGTAACAATAATATCTACAAAATCACCTGTAGATATAGCTGATGGTACTGTATCTGCAAGAGTAATCTTTTCTGAAGAGATGTTTTGCACATCTAATAATTTATTTTCAACCCCATCCGTATATACCAATTTGACATCACTGAATGGAGGGTAATAAGTGACTGTTCCTTGGTATACATATATTTCACTGCCTGAAATTGATTTCACTACATACCTGCCCCTTACAAGATTAATTTTGAGTTCAGATAAATCGGTTTTATAACAGGTAATTCCTGAACCAATGTTAGCCATACTAATATCAGTATCACTATAATAAGTAATTGCTTTTCCTTGTTTTAAGGTGAAGTTATCTTTGCTTTTCCTTGGCAAGGATGTGCTATTTTTGTAATATCTACCAGTTAAGCATAGCCATGAAAATGCAGTATTCGCTACATTACCACCAGAATACACAGCTAAACGAATTGCACTAACTGGAACCCCTTCATTATTAATCCTGATCTTAATGGAAGAAATGTTAGCAACAGTAGCATATCTATGGTTAGATGAATCCCATTGCATAGAAGAAGTTATTGCTTCTGTTTGTGAAGTTATGACATTCCCATCTCCATCTAATGCATACAGGTAAATGCGAAACGATGCCGTATCTGCTGAGAATGTAAACATATCACCATTTCTTACTGGTACATCTCCAGATTCCCATAACAACCCAAAATTCCGCATAAAAGCAAACTTAGAAGAAACTAGGTGACGGATATTATATAAACCATCTACATCTGTTTGATATGCTAATACACCAACTTCTCCATTGTTGGCACTGGATATAAATGGGGTGTTAGCATTTAAAGAAAACAATGTTACTTCATCGGATATATTTTCCTGAACATGAAATACTGCATTCCCCTTGCCATTATCAGTTACCTCTACATAAGTGTAAGGTGATGGATTGTATGGTTCATTTGTATAGTAAGGAGAACTTAACCATGAAGCCTCAATTGAGTTATTCCACGTATATTCACCAAAGTTAATTATCAACTGTTGGTTAGTTGGGGATGATGGATATCGTTCAAAACGAAACCCGTAGAAGTAATTGTTATCACCTCTTTGAATATCAATTTTACCTGCCCCCTCCATAGTTCCACCATAAAACTTATTGTGGTTATGATGATATGGATTATCAGCGAAAATGATATTATTCGTACGATTCAGATAAAAATAGTTTTCATTTATCCATCCGTTCTCAACTCCAAGAAAATGAATTGTATCGACCTTTTTCAGGTTAAAGGTTGAGTATGCTATTGAATAATCCGTCGATGCCACCGAAGCATTATAATTTGCATATAACTGTAAGTAGTCGCAACGCTCAATGTTAATATGCTGCCCTTTTGCCCCGATAATACGAATATCCGGTGTCGTTTCAGATGAAATACCAGAATTTCTGATAATCGTTCCGAAGTTTTGTCTTGGGTTGTTAGGGTTTGATGCATTCCCGCCAAGCAATACCCCTATTCCTGAGTGGGATATGGTAAAAACAGCATTGGTCATTTCGAGGCTGACATTACGAAGATTTAATGTCTCCGTAATAATAAAATTACCTTCCGCTCGTAATGTTCTGGATGATTCTCGTGCATATTCTGCAGCCAGGATCAATGCAGATGTATCATCTGTTATACCATCGCCTTTTGCCCCAAAATCGCGAACACTAACGGTGTCTCTCATCTTATCCTGGAACGTTCGGTATACTGCTCCAGAACCATACTGAATAAACCAACCAAAACCACCAACAACCCCGGCGATTGCAGCATCGACATAATTACGCATTGAGCGATTATTTACAGCGTCCTGCTCAAGTGATGGATCTGCAAGGTTAGAAATTTTGTTTTGCTTTGCATCGTAATATTTTGCAAGCAAAGATGGTTTCATCAATGCACGTCTGAACCACCCAAAACATTGCTGGATCAGCATCGTCAGGTAGTCAAAAGCATCTTCATGCACTTCGGGGAAAAATTTTCCCTGATTGCGAAGATCTGTCTCCTGCACTACATCAAGCACACGATCTATCGTAATTCGCCAGCCAGCAGCAAGCGGAGACGGCAGAACCACTGAACCGCCACTATAAGTGCCCGCCCCAGTTACCGTATAACCGGTATCCAGAACCAATTCTGTTACGTTCCCGTTCAGGTCAGACACCTGAACAACCAGGTCTGATTTTCTGAAAATTCGAAAAGTATACGGAAACGATGTCGTAACGCCGTTACCTGTGTATTCGTTGTGGTCAACTTCGGTTGAGACCGTCATGTTAAATCTCCAGATAGTCGCAGCACCCGTTGCGCCGCATATCTGGTTATTCTATTACCCATAAAACCATATATGGATAGAAAGACTGTGAATATGAATAGATATTACCTTTCAGGTAATTTGCAAAACGTGCTGGATAGCAAACAAATTATTTGCTACTGTATAAATATACAGTTATTGCATGGAGAAGATTAAGATGCAGCAGTATCACTATCCACTGGAAGACGGATTTACCGAAAGGATTCACACGCCGGGAGGCGTCAGGTCACTGGTGGAGGGATCGCACTTGATGAAATTACTCCGGGATCTCGATAAGGATGGATTTAATGTCGATGGCCCACTTGCCGAACTGACTGCACTGATTAACTACGTCACCAGCTCACAGATGTCTATGCAGGATCTGCAAACACATCTCGACTATTGTGCCGAACAATTACGAAAGCAAACCAGATAAGGTTTGCAATTACCAAGTGGAGTGCTTATATTTACCTTTGCGGTAAATTTACATCGCACTCCTCTTGTGCCATAGTAATCAGGCACTGGCAAAATCCAGTGCCGGGATTGGCGTCCCGGGTTACTACAGAGGCACATATGCCGCATAAGCGGTTTTTTTATGTGTAAAGCGCACCTATTCTATGGTGGGCTGTGTGGGGGCACCGAAAGGTGCGCCGGGTCCTTTGTAGCCGGTTACGCCAACCCTGCACAGTTCACCACCAACCGATTGGCGTCGGTAGTGGTGATTAACCTAACTACAAAGGTGATCACTATGACTGCTAACGTAACCCCATCTGTTTTTCATTTTGAATCAGAAGCAACCATTCGAGCCATTGTTATTGATGGAAATCCTTGGTTTGTTGCCAAAGACGTTATTAAAGCTCTTCAACTGACAAACCCCACTATGTCAATAAAATCTCTTGATGATGATGAAAGGGCTAAATTTAACTTAGGCCGTCAAGGCGAAACCAATATTATCAACGAGTCAGGCCTCTACACACTGATCCTCCGCTGCCGCGACGCAGTGACACCAGGCACTATCCCCTACCGCTTTCGTAAATGGGTTACAGGTGAGGTTCTTCCTCAGATCCGCCGCACCGGAAGTTACATTAAAAACTCGCTCCCGCAGGAAGAACGCATAAAGATGGTTGCCGACCAGGTAGCCAACGCCATAGCATCAGCAGTGATGCAGGCAATGAAGATAGAGAACAAAACCTACAGTGCCCCGCTGAAGCCCGGCTACCGCAGTCTGATTCATTCGCCGTCGGGTGTTCTCGGCCTGACGGAGAACTCACTGCTGATGAATCTGCTGAACCAGTTACAGGAAGACGGGCATGACGTATCGGGCGCGGCGGCGGAGTTGACCACCATGTTCTGCTACATCGTCGGTGTGAGCAAATGCCTGCGTGATATCCAGACCCACGCGGAGTACATCAACGACAAGGCAGGGTTCTTCTGACGGCGGCGGCACAGGGATGTGCCTTTAAATAATTCTGTACAGATTGCAGACTGTGGGTGAATAGCGTACTATTACCTCAAGGGTAAACGGATTGGTTTCATTTTTATTAATCCGTGTAATGAACTTATGAGATATGAGGTAATGTCATGCGAAACGAAAAATTGCAGATGCGTAGAGCGCAAGCTGCCGCAAGACGTTCTTTCAATGGAAGCGTAGAGTACGTAAAAGTTACTATGACAAAAGATCACGCAAGTCGCGTATCCCGCGCTTTCTTTGATTCTCGTAACAATAAGGAAAATTATGAGTTCGTCTGCGTCGCAGAATGATAAAAATCAAATTGTCAGATATAAGGGTCGAGTGTTGCATACGCAAAATTTCTCGGCCCTTTGTGCATCTGATCTTGAGCTGAAGAAAGTATCTGATGCCTTTACCCAGTATTGGAAAACGGGATACCATCCATCTCTTGGTAAAGATGCTGCATTTGCTCGTCCGACAGAAATGCTTAAACTAAATGTCAGGCATACTCATGTCGATAACCAAGACTATATTCCAGAAGATAGTGATAAAAAACACACTGGTAAAAAATCATCTTGGGATGCATGGAAAAATATAGCGTCTGTACAAGTAAAATGCATACCAACAAGTGATTGCTTTTTAGTTTATTCGGTAAATCACAATCGTGATGCGCTGGTTATGTTTTTTGTTGACGCAGATGCTCACAACATAACTGAGCAAGAAGAGTTTAAAGAGGAAGCAATCACTATCAGTTATCAATTCTTTGAGAAAACAAAAACAGAACCAATGCCTTTAGAAGAAGATCTTTTTTCTGATAAATGGAAGGAATAGCCCGCAGCGCGGGCTTTTTTGTGGACGAAACAAAAGTCAGTGCTACACTCATTGACGCCACATTGAGGTGGCTTATAGATGGAAATTTCACAATGAAAAAAGCATTTGCTGCACTGTTCGTTTTGTTGTCTCTGGTAGCTTCAACTCAGGCCTTTGCCGGTCGTTGTCAGCACGACAGCGATACTGCTGCTGACGGCTCCCGCTGCGGTGGGCGTTCTGCGGATTCCCGTCCGGGCGGCGGTGGCATTCGTTAAAAACAAGGCCGCGAAAGCGGCCTGTGACATGTCACGCTACTTGCGAAATCTTTCTTTACCCTTCCAGCCAGTAGATGTTAGTTCAGGATGAATGGTTCCCAATATAAAGCCAACCATAGCGGAGCGAGGATCTTCTATTTTATCCGTTAATTCTTCGGCATAACTCACAGGCAACCAAGCAACAAGATCACCAATCCTCAGCTTTGGTCCTTTGCTGTAAGATGAATCGGCAATAACAAAAAATCCACCATCAGCTGAGCACACCTTCAGCATTGCCCTTTGTCTTCCAGAATCTAGCAAAACTGGCTGTTCCCCACTGGGACCAGGTATGATGATGGCTGGCATTGGTTTATTGGCTGAAAGGCTTGTGTCAAGATACTTACACGCATACTCAAAAGCTGAAAAGTTATCCTTAAAGATAAGAGGTTGAATTTTATTGCTAACCTCCTTACCACCGATTAATCTGTTGATCATCTTCTTGAACATAAAGGTCACCTAATGATTAAGCCGATGCACGCTATTACAGCTACCGTTTTGTTTATCCTACCAATTTTTTCGTTTGCAAACGACATATGTTTTAAGAATTTAATAAATGAGGATATGTGTGCACATGCAAACAAAATCGCATCAGAAGCAGGAAAGTCACTTCCCATAAAATTGAATGATAATATGTCTATTGTTTCAATAAATGCAATACTAAACAAACTTTTAGTTGTAGCGCATCTTAATTACAACAACAGCTATTTATCAAAAGTTTATAATGGTGATATAACCTTAGAAAATAAATTAAAGAGTGTGATGCGAAATTATTCAAAATCGAGCATTTGCTCCAACAGGCAAATGAAAGCATTTATTCACCTTGGCGGAGAGATTGAGTATAGGTATGTATTTAGTGATGGCAATATATTTGATACATACGCCATCACTAATTGTGAATAGCTATTTCATCTGCTCTTCAACTTTATTTAGTAACGGTGATATCGCCCACAGGTTCTGAAAAGGTAGCATTTTACGGACCGCGTGGGTTTGCTGGCTGTCAAATTCTCCGTTAAGTACACCATTCGCAACCGTCGCGGCATCACCGCCAAGATCAAAGGTAGGACCAAGTAAAGCACCAATAGCATTACGACTCTGAAACCTTGATACCGGAGGCGCACCAAACATCGCGCCAAGACCAAACCTACCGCCGCTTATGTTCTCAACGGTATTCAGCGGCTCAGAGAGCCAGCCAAGCATTCCGCCCCGGTCGATCCCCTCTTTCACAAGGTTATTCCAGCTGTAGTCGATATCGCGACCGCTTAACTTCTGTTTCATCATATATACCATTGAGCCAAGCGCAATCGTGCCAAGCGCACCAAGATAGAATGCAGCATCGCCCTGCTGGATACCAGATACCAGCACCCTGTTATGCTGTGCGAAGATAAACGTTTTGAACTGCGTGATCATCTTCCAGCCTTCTTTACTAAAAAACAGCGGTGTATCACCTACGCCAGGCGTTACAATCACTGAGTCTACATCTTTCAGCACTGCAGACTGGAAAATCTCTCTAGCGAAACGGTCATCCCACAGATGACTATGCCCGGTTAACAGCCCGTCCATATCCTCTCCGTGCTTCCCGAATTGCTCCCCGATTCGGCGCAGAACATCTTCATTGATGCCGACCTGTGCCATCTTCCGCATTTCACTTTTGGAGAGCGTGCCACCAGCAGAAACTTGGCGAGCCGCGTCAAGTATCCTCGACTGCACTATCATCCCGGACCATGATTTAAGTGCGCTGTTCCACTGATTCATCAGCGTCCAGTTACCGAATTTCTGCGTCATCCAGTTCAGACCTCGCTCAGCGGCGCTTCTCCGGCTATAGGGGTCAGTAAGATCCGCTATAGCCTTTGTACGCGTAGACAGGACATAATCAAGCCCAACGGCCATTTCTCGCAAATCCCTAGTTGCAATTTTCACTGAGTCCATATTTTTAAGCATGCTTACCATTGGTCCGAGAGATTTTCTCAGGCCATGCTGCATCATCGGTCGCATCAGATCAGTTGCAGCGGAGACAGTCATTCCACCAAGCAAACGGAGGAAGTTAATATTCCTAGCAACTCGCCCGGCACGAACAAAGAAACTGCGTGGATCTTGAGGTGCGCCGTAAGTACCAAGCAGTCGATCACGCATAGCCGTAATATCCCTAATATCAGCCTCCCGTTGCTTCTCAAGAACTGCACGTCGTTTAGGTGTTTTAGCCTCTTTTATTAGCCGGGTATATTCCTCACTAACCTGACGGATTTGCTCCCCCATATCTTTACGGCCAAACTGCGCAGTCAGCTCAATTTCTGGTGCCACCTGCCGGAGATAACTTTCCATGATGTAGTTAACATCTGATTCAAGAAAATCTTCTATACGCTCATCAGGAATAAGCAGCGTTCTGCTTTTAGTGAAACCAGCCCGACCAACGAGTCTCTCTGGGATAATATCGGCTGGTACAAGCCCGGAAGGTGCGCCTATTATTTTATTCACGATCTCGTCAGCAGCGTCCTCTGCTTCCTCTCGGGATAGAGGCTCCATCTGCTTCAGTGCTCGTTCGCGGCTTGCATTCAGCCTTGTGGTTGAATTTGCCCGTTTTTGCAGTCGGCGAAGCTCAGAACGATATTTCCGTGGATTATCCAGCAACTCCATATGGCGCTGATAGACAGGAAGCTCACTCTTTGCCTGCGCTATATCATCAAGGCGTGTTTTAAGGTCAGAGCTTTCTTTCATCATTCTTGCCTGAAGTTTTTCTGATGAAGTCTCGGCCAACTCTTTTTCTATTCTTGTAAGACGCGCCTGTGTGTCAGTCTCCTGAGATATAAGCTTATTTCGTTTATCCAGTTCTTCCATGAGTAGAATTTTTTTACCAGACCATTTCTCCGCTTCAGCGATTTCACTAGCGAGAGCATCAGCGCGCGGTGCCGATTCCTCTGCAGTTTTTAGCAATGAATTTATCCTTTCAATTCGCTGACCTGCTTTGTCAGCACCTTTGGCACTAATCCCTTGTATCCAGTTGGCAATTCGCCCTCTGAATTCAGTGCGGTCGGAAAGTATCTTATCGAACTTATAAATGCGGGGAAGATAACTTTTCGCCGTCACGACATCGATATCCTCAGGAAGGATCCCCAGTTCCTGCATACGGGCTTTTGTGGTCTCGAAAATGGGGCGGATTCTGGCGGCTGCTTGTGAAACCTCAGGAATATCACTCTGATCACCACGGCGCATAGCCATGCCAACAGCTTCATTGAAATCAATAAAGTTCATCCTCTTCACGCCGCGGGCGCTAACAGATTTGCTGTACTGCTGGTAAGCATCACGAGTGGCTTCCATCTGCTTATAAAGCATGGCGTCGTATTGCTTAATCTTAGTCTCGACTGCCGTAAACGTAGCCAACCCCTCATCATTTTTGGCGAAGAAATAGTTATTTTCGGCAAGCTGCTGGTTAATCTGACGGGAGACAAGAGATGGTGATTGAGCCAAGCGGCCAGCAGGAGTGACACTCAACGTTTTGTTAGCAAGTCCAAGTCCAGCGAGCTGTTCCTGATCGAGTGTGGTATTGAAAACCTGAGCTGCACCAATGCTTTGAGGAGAATCCATACCTCGCAAATGATTACCTACTGAGTTAACCACTGCCTCGCGCGCGCTAGGTCCAGCAAGTAGCTGTGCACCAGCACCAAGGATCCCACCAACGAGAGCATCAACAACAACGTTCGATACGCTCTCCATCGGTGAGCGAGCTTCCTGAGTGGCCTGTAATGCGGCTTCTGATACTCCCCCACCAGCAGCATTCGCCAGGGCAAAACGCCCTGCCGTCTCAGCAATACTTCCTCCACGCGCTACCGCCCCTACAGGGATAAACATTGCAGCCACATTAACCGGGTCTATCATTCCCATTGCTAAGCTTGAAATAGTACCAGCACCACCCATTTCAGATAGATATTCTCTATCTGTTCTTTGCTTATCGATTCGATGTTTAATTGCCATTGTTTCTTCATGCGAACCGGAGTTGATAAACGAATCTGCAAAATCTTCATAGCCTTTAATATCTGCTGCATCGTTATCAAATGGGTTATATCCTTCAACCCTGTCAAACTGACTGAAAGGAGCACTGGCAATAAAGCTACCCAGCGTGTTATCTATACGAAATGCTGCTTGTCTAGACCTTTGAACGCGTTGATCACTGGTAAATGGGTTCACAGCAGAAAGCAAAGAAGGTGTTTCCATATAGAAATTACTGTCATCAGGTGCTGCTATTTGCTGAATATCCTCGCCAAGCAACTCTTTAGGATCCTGTTCATATATCGGCATTATTTGCCCCCTGCGTATATATTGCTCGGAAGGTAATTGGCTGAACCATAACCGAATGGTTTGGTCAGATCTGGAGGAGTATATCCATCTTTATTGCTGAACTGCGGCAGCGGATTGCCTTCTCTCCGCACTCTAGCCTCATCAACACGTTGTTGCTGGAACTGAATGGTTTGCCTGTACATTGGAGATGTCAGCTGATCCGGCTTGAAACGAACAGGGAGACCATTTTCTCCAATATAATTTCTCGGTTCTATCGCTCCGTTTGCGTCAGGCTGTAAAACCATAACAGCATAACTCCTATCCCTTGCCGTAAGGCCATCAGAAACAAGTATTAAGTCCGTATCACTGCGAGGACCGCCAAAGGATTTTGATTTAAGCTCGCGTTTTTCCTGCTCCCACTGCCCCTGTATCCAGTTACCAGCACCATTATTTACTCCGTACAATGCCTCAGGTGCATACTTCATAACCTCTGCTTTGCCATTAACCGTAGAAACTCCCCAGGTGGTTCTGATCATGGCATTGGTCATTTTCTCAGCCTGTTCTGCATCGCCACCTGTCTGTACAAAGTTAGCATCGTAAATTGTCTGGTAATCTCGCTGATAGGCCGCATTTGATTTTCCTGGATCGGTAATATCCGGAGACCACGAACCAAAGGAAGTCAGACTGCTGGCGTTATTTTGTGCAGCAGTTGCCCTCGCCGCGACATATTTTTTGTCTCGCATGGCAGTGGAAAGCATCTGTTTCATTCGGTCATCCTGTTGGAACACCTGGCTGTAAGCCATATCAACAGCCTTATCCTCCGGCACGCCAGCGCGGGAATAATCGTAAACCTTGCCGTAAAATGCCATCGTACTTTTATCAAGTGTTGCCGCTGCCGCCGGATTATTATCGAATAACTGACCGTAGAATTTTGCCATCGGGACAACCAGCGCAGGATCTCTTGATGTTGCTCCACTGTTAAGCATTGTTTTAACCTGAGTTGGTATCATGCCGCTTTTAGTTGTGACGGTGACCAGTGTATTGATGCTCTGCGGATCAGATATGGAAAACGAAGGCGCGATATCCTGCGCGAAATAACGGTCTACCGCTGCCTGATTGTTTTTGTCGTTCGGGTCCAGCGGGAAGTTATTTTGCATTGAAGACACGAACCTGTTTCTTCCCTGCTGAATCTCCCACTCCCTATCCATCTCTTTAAATTTGGCCTGCATTTTCTCCCAGCGTTGCTGGTTAGCTGCAAATCCAGGAGCGTTTGGATCCTGTGGACGTAAACGTTCAAGAATGTCTTGTCGTCCTTCTGGAGTGAGGTCTTTAGCGGCACCAATGACACCTCCATATTGTATCTGCGCCTGCATATCCTTCCACTTCATAGCGCCAATGCGCGGACCATTGGCCCGGATAAAATCGTCCTCAGAAGGTAACTTCTCAGGTTTCAATCCTTCATCAAGGGCTGAATATGCATCTTTAACTACGGTGCTAAGCTGGTCCGCATACTGCTGGCGGTACTGATTTCTCAGCTCATTAGCCTGCCTCAATGCCTGTATTTGCATTTGAGGGCTCATAGCATCAAATGCCGCATTGCCCGTATAACGCTTAGGTGAATCAAGGTTAGTTAGACCAAGGGCTGCCGAGATACCAGTTTCAAGCTGTTCGGTGCTATAAGGCATACTGCCATTTTCGTGTTTAATAATCCCAGCACATAAAGCAGCTAGTGTCTTTGGGTTAGAGATATCAAGCTGATCATTCTCCCCAACACCAAGCTCACCACACAATGCCCTAATATAAGCATCAGTATTATTACCATCACTAGCCGGAGCATAGCGATTAACAATCTCGCTAACGGTGTCATAGCCTTGACGCTGGTAAGACAACATATTTTTACCCAACGCGCGGATTCCATGCTCAGGGGTAGCAAACGTTGCAAAACGTCCATCGCTACCGATCTGACCTTCCCACGGGTTAGATTTGCTCGCTTCAATATTACCAGGGTTATTATTACGTAAACCACGAGCATCCAATGAATTACCATGTGATATTGCACGACTCACACCATCAAGATCCCCTGGCTCTCCATTAACCTGAAGAAACTCGTTGTATTTTTGAGCGATATTTCCTATCCATGCTTGCTGCCCCATTTGTTCCTTGAGCTGAGTTTTCTGCTGAACACGCCACTCATCAGGAAGCCCATGCGCATCAGCGTATTGATCAATAGATTCAAATCGCTGCTTGGCTAAATCGACAAATGCTTGGTTATCGCTATATAGCCCCGCAGACTGAGTGACAGCCAATGCATTTCCTGACAAATACGTTTGATCTTGGAATTGCTGAAACTGCCCAACTTCATATCGACGTGCCTGATTGTAATAAGACTGCATAGACTGCTGGAGTTGAAAGGATAATTTATTCCTTTCCTCACTTTCAGGAATTGAGCCTAATAATGCCTGAGCCCTTTCCTGCATATTTTTCATAACAGCGTCACTCTGACCAAGAGCGTTTTTACCCTGTTTAGAAATCAGCCCACTTTCAGGGTTGTTAATCTGGTCATCTGCAAATTGGTTAAATTGCAGTAACGCCTCCTGGGCCATAGCAACATTCGCTTTCTGCCTGGCTTCACCATATGCCACCGCATACTGATCTGCGACATTCGCCAGCACCTGACCTGCTTGAGGAACATCGAAGATCTGAAAACCACCGGTTTGCACACCACGACTTTGCACCTGGCGTCCGGATGTAGTAGGAACAACAGGCATCAGTAACCTCCTATTTTGAATCGGGAGTCAGAATTCATAAAACCTGAGTTAGATAACATTGGCGTCCCACCACTAGATGTACTTCCTTTAGAGAACGGACTCCACGTCCCACCAAACATCTGGTACGCACCGTATGCCTTCAGAGGCGCAGTGAGTAAAGTTGTTGCTGCTCCCACATTCCCCTGTTTACGGGCTGAACTGGCTTCTGCTTTATAGTTGGCAGCCTGAACCTGATAACCGTAAGCCTCGCGTTGCGCGTTATTCACCGTCGTCAGAGAATCAAGAGCGCCAAACTGGGCAGTGTCGCCAAATATATCCAGCGCGTTACCTGTAGATAAATCAGCGCCGGTAGCCCCCATTGTCGCCGCCTGTGTACCAAGCCGCTGTCGGGTCTCTCTGCGTCGTTGCTCAGCTTCAGCGTTACCTCTGTTTATTGCATCATTTGCCTGAGCTGTGGCTATATCTGCGTTCGCTTCTGCAACCTTCGAGGCATACTTTCCCTGTTGGTACTGGGTGTATGCCTGAATGCCACTCATGGCGAGCATTGCGCCACCAGCAATAACCGGATCGCACATTATTTTCTCTCCATGTGAAATCTGTGGAAATTAAGACCAAGAGCACCATAAGGCGCGGCTTCTTCAAGCCTGAATCCAAGCCAGTGGAGCCATGCTTTGGCAACATGGTTTCGCTCGTCGACGTAGTTTTCCAGGCGCGGATAAACTGCCAGCATCTGCCGCAATACAGGGTGGCAGTGGCGAAGAAATGTCTTCTGATATTTTTCAATACGGCTGGTCCCGACCAGCCAGGGCGTACCATTGCCACCGATCATTGACGCCGGAGATACACCAAACATGGTTACCAGTTCTCCGTTCGCGAACCCTGACCAGGCCATAGTCGCAGTGCGCAGACCAACACGCAGCGCATCTTCGGTAGTCATCAGCGATACCGCATACAGTTCGTCAATATCAGCCTGACGAACATCCGGCAAAATCATCTGAAGATGCTCTTCGGTAGCGGGAATAATTTGAACATCGATCATCAGAATCCCCCAACAGTAAGGCGAGGAATAACGGCAAGAACAGACAGCGGCAACGGGTCAAGCTGACGGATTTTTACACGCCCGTTTTTGCCCCAGTTACTGTCCAGTTTCACTTCTACTTTTCCGGTAGCATCATCAACAGGATCATCGTAGAACTCGAATTCACGCTGTGGATATTCGTACCATTTACCGCCGGGCGTAGTCGCCCAGATGCCGCGACTGGCATTCACAACCAGAGTAACGGACGGGATCACCTGTTTTTTGTCCAGCAGCGTTTCCTGTCCGTTAATGTTGATATCCAGTGTTTCGAATTCAGCAGTTATTGGCAGGCCGATGTGCACAACAGCCCCCGGTGATTCCAGCGTGACGGCACCTCCGGAAACCACTTTTTGTGGTTCCACGTTCGCATCAGAGAGGATGTTTACGGTCTGGCCTTCAAGATGAGACAAGCCGCCAAATGTCCGGCGCGCCATCTGCCAGTTCGTGGTGGCCACATTCCTGAGGGATGGCGGGACGTTCCTGTTAGCACGAACCACTACTGCGGTATTGCTGGTTACAGAAATAATGTCGCAACGTAATTCTTTTGACACTTCATAGCCAGTATCAGGATTAGCTCCGGTATAAGGGAACTGTAGTTGCGCACCAACATCACTACTGGTGAAGTACGCACCACCAGAAACACTGATTGTATATTCCGCGCGGTAATCCCATTCGCCAGAACCACCAGTGATGGTCATCGTTCTGTCAGACGTGTTTCTTCCATCATAGCTAAGGCCAGAATCAACAAAGAAAGCATCTTCATCGCTGGTAAATAAACGGCTGGACAGTCGCTCGATGTATCTCACTGTTTGCCCGTTAACGGTTCGGTTAACGACGAAATACACCGCATCTTCATTTCCTTCGCTGATACTGCATGTGCTTTCATATTTTCCGGTACTGGATTGTGGTGCCCATGCAAAAACCTGCTGATCACGCAAATAGGTCATCACCAGTAATTTACCGTCATCACGAATGCAGAAGGCGCTGGAGTAAGGGACAATAGAGAAGCACCAGTCAACAATGCTGTGCTTCTGAAAAAGATGATTGGCAAGGATGGTCAGGTCGTTCCCCTGATAGCCGTCAACATCGAATGAGTAGGCCAGATCACGGACAACACTGCCTTTCTCCTGGACGAACAGAGCAATATTCGCCACGGCAATTGGTGGGACGTTGCTTGAGCCATTTGATCCCTGAGAGCTGAATGCAAATGATGATGGGGTTAACACTTTGTTCTGGTCGCCGGTGATGACGTACTCACCTCCGGAAGTCAGTGCCACCAGCGAACCGACATCAATCAGGTGGCGGATCTCATTAACCTGACGCCCGGCATAGGTGTAGATAATTCTGTCGTCATCCTGCGTAGGATTGCTTTTGCCAAAATCCTTATAATCCACAGTACGGCTGGCCCAGATAGTCTGAGGGAACGCTGTCGATGCGGCGAAGTAAAGACGTTGTTGATAATAAACAACCGTGCCAGGATAACCGTTAACACTGTTCCAGGCATATTTAGCCCATTTATAGCTGGCATTATCCTCGCCAACGACCTGCGAAGGGATATAGGAAATCACCTCAGCAGTTGCAGTAGTGCCATTTGCAGCAGTGATACGGGCAATGCCAAAACCACTGTGCAGATACTCCCACTCAATGCCAGTATCATCATCACCGGATCCGCCCCAGCCATCCCATGATGTGCCTTCTGTATGCGAAGGGCGCAAAGTACCTGTTTTGCCTGCTGTAACGGCGCGATAGTAGTTACTGTCTGCACGGCGAATATCGCCAATCGACGTACTCTTACTGGTTTCCCATACCGGCACAGAATCCACTGCAGGCTGTTCCAGATAGAACAATTTGCCTACCTGCTCCGCGCCAAAAATAGAGGCGCTTGCCGTTAACGTAATTGTCCCGGTGCTGGCGCTGGCATAAACCGTCACTGACTCGTCAATATTGATATCTTCAAATGGCCCGTTCTTCGTTACCACATCAACCAGTTGCCAGTTGTCATGAGCATATCTGCGCAGCTCTTTCGGCGGGTATGCCGGGTGAACCAGCGTAAGCACGTCGGCGCTTTGCGTGAATTTAATTCGGAACAGATCGGCTTCAGTATATGGCGTGGCAATTTCATAAATAACATTGCTGCTGTTCAGCACCAACGCACCATCTTTGATAACGCGCATGTACTGGTGTCCGAACTCCAGAGCATAGGTCTGAACCGTCGAGAACTGGAACGGGATCAGGCGGCATTTCCGATTTGGGTATTTGGCGGCACCGACAAAACGCGTACCAGGTCGATTCTCAACGCCGCCATACTGCCGCACGATAAAGTTATCGCACTTGCGCAATGCCACCTGGTACTTCGCCATGTCGATACGACCGTACAACGACGGTCCAATCTCACCACCGGCAAAGCTGGGCTGTATCCAACTGATAGCCATCAGGACAACCTCGCAATGGTAAACTCGTCAACCGGTGGCTGTGGTTCCTGTGATTCATTCTGGCTATGCGAGCCAGCACTAAGAATCACGCGATTGTACATATTGAGGGCAAACGTACCGAGGTCTGCATTCCCAGTCAGCGCCATGTTAATAGCTGCCGCAAGACGCCAGGCCAACGCCTCCATAAAAATGGCATCAAACATGTTCACATCTGTAACGCGAGAGACATACTTGAGCCATGCCTGAGGCTGGTCTGTGTAGATCAACTTTCCTGTTCCGTTGGTGTCTACACCTACTTCGTACTGAACGCGCATTGCTGCTGTTGGATTGCGTACACCAGGAAGCATAATTTCAGTAATGCGCAGACAATCGGACGGGTACTGATACGCATATTCCCAGTCAGGCGGTGGATTGCTCGTATCTGCAAGCGCCACGCGTTTGGTAGCAAAGTTCCAGTCAAAATCAGAAAGCACAGCATCACGGCAGGCCTCAAAGTGCAGCGAACATTCCCCCGCTTCCTTGCTGGCTTCCGTCAGGCTGTTAATGCTGCGGCTGTTGCCAATATTGGACAGCGCACGATTACAGATCTCTACTACAGAGGCCATCACTCACCTCCGTTACCGTACAGAGTTTCAGCCGCTGATTTTTCTACATCCCCGGAAACAGGAGCGATCGCCATATCAGTGATCTGCAGATCGGCGCTGCGATTAACACCATCGTCAGTTTCTCTGGCAGACAGGCCTCGAATAACAGCTTTTGCAGTTATCATCACTTCTGTTCCGACGCCCTGAGGTTGCGCCTTCAGCTTATTCAATGTGTCGTTATTAAGAGTGATGCACAGCCCCCACGGGTATTCATCGCGAGTTCTGGTTTCTCCGCTCTCATCCTGGTAGCTGTCAGTGCCGGTTTTGAGGTTTACGAGTTCCATATACACTCCTGCAATAAAGGGGCTGAAGCCCCTTGTCGGATTCGCGAGGCTTACACGCCTAGTTCTTTACGCTTATCTGCGATCTTCTCGCGGAGCGTTTCGGCTTTAGCGTTATGGTGTGGCTTCTCGTTAAAGAGCAATTCGTACTCTTCACGGAGCTTATCCAGTTCACCATCATCTGACACATCGTTGATGATTTTGGTGCTGGTTGCTGCCATTGACACCTTTCCTGCAACTTTTGCTTTTGCCTGTCTGGCTGCATCGTTAACAGGTTCCAGTGCGCTACCAGGCTCACCTTCGTATTCGATTTCTGCCCCCTCCGGCCACAGAGTGTTATGGATATGAGAGAGGCGCAGAACGCGGTATCTTGGTTTCTCACCTGACATCGATATCACCTTAACCAGTTACTTTTGAGCGGATCGGATACGGCGTATTGGCATCAACATCAAGACTGATACCAGCAGTGAATTCGCCAGCCGTTAGTGGGCCAGTTGCGACGGAGTAGTTAACACGCAGATATCGCTGAACACCGGCAGGCACCTTTGCAGAAATAACTCGTTTACCTGCTGTCAGGGTGGTCTTTGCCAGTGCACCACTATCATAAATAGTGGTCCATGAGCTGTTATCCTCACTCGTCTGCAACTGGATGTTTACAGTTGCATCACCGCTTGCTGCGGCGGCTGTGTTAACCAGCGCCCAAAACTCAAGCGGGTAACCCACGCCGATATCACGACGTTTTCCGTCAATTGGACCGAGATCGATTACGTCAGTAGAAGCCGCGGTATCAGTTACCGCCTGTGCTTCGGAGAACATCAACAGTTTGTCGGTGATCATCTTCTTTCTCCATTAGTGGGTCTGTTACGACCCACAGGTTAATAACAGGCGTTACACCACGCGGGCTTCTGTTTCCAGAAGCGCATCAGTTTCACGGATTGGTACACCACGGAATGAAGTCCACCACTCGCCTTCTGTCTCTTTTACGCTGATCGCCAGAGATGTTTTCTCCAGAGATTGCAGATCAAGAGCCTGGCCTACAGTGCGGTTCATGTAGAACACCGGGCGACCCATGCCACGATTTGGAATGCGATGCAGTGCTTTAACCATCAACTTCGCAATATTTGCGGCAGAGGAAGGTTCTGAAAGATTGCTGACATCGATGTTTGCAATGCGAACAACATAACGCCAGTCACGCAGAGCAAGTCCGTTATCCCATTTGTAATGGGTGCGATAGCCTTCGTACTTGCCGCCATTAGCATCTTCCAGTGTCACCTGGCCTTTATCTTCCATTTGGATGCCAGCCTTCTGCCCTTTCGGGAAGATGCCATGCACGGTGTTTTCGCCCCACACCACTAACCAGATTGAGGTGTTATCTGTACCCGTGCCACCAGCATCAATGATGTTCTGAGCATTACCCGCAGACAGGCTGGAATAGCGGGAGGACAGTCCCATAAACTGCTGAGGGTTAACGCTGGAATCACCATAAAACAGCGTCTGCGCCATCTGCTGATTCATCGCTTCAATAAATGCGCGGTCTTCAGACAGGCGGAATTCGGCGGTATTGCCGTTCAGATCAGCCAGTGACTTATCGACTTCCGCATAGGTTTCCAGCATGCCAACGGAATCGGTTACCTGTACTGTGGTTGATTTGCTTGGCTGTACGCCATAGTTCAGCAAACGCCAGGTAGCTGAAGGTAAACCAGAACGAATGGTGGTTCGGTGTCCGGTAGGAAGGTTCCCTTCGACAAAAGGCATATCCTGAAGGATCGGGTTAGTTTGACCGAGAAGCTCGATAATCTTATCGACTTTCCCGTTTGGATCGACGCGCTTACCCCAGTCAGCCAGCGTTAGCGCAGTTAAGCCTTTAACAGCCATTGTCATTTCCTCTCTTATTTGCCATAGAGCACTTCGGCCGCACTACGCTGGCCTTCATTACCACCGGTGACCATGCCATCTTCAGACATCGCCTTTCCGATTTTCACGAACGTTTTGACCAGATCAGGGTGATTACCCAGTCCGGTGGTGTTCAGATATTCTTTGAGTTCAGGTGTCCCGAACTGGTCAAGCGCACGCTGTGCGGCGCTAAGGTTAGAAATCAACTTGTCGCCACCGATTTCTTTGTCAGCTTTTACATCCGCAGCCCACTGCTCGGTTGTTTTCTGCCAGGCTTCTGCCTGGCGCTGCTGAACACCTGCCAGAATCTTCGGATAAGCATCAACCAGCTTTTGCGCTTGCTCGTTGGTCAGGTTAAGTTCTCGCGCCACCGGCTCGAATTCCTTCAACGCTTCTGTATCCAGCTCTACGCCTTCGGCAGCCTGAAACTCGTACTTCTCAGGCGCACCCTCTGGTTTATCGCCGTCCTTTTTTTCATCCTGCTTATCGTTTTCAGGCTTTTTGTCATCAGCAGGTTTATCGCCATCAGCAACAGGTTGTGGCTTATCACCTTCCAGTTGTGATGGATCACCAACTGGAGCAGGGTTATCACCTGCAGGCGCTGACGGTTCTGACGCAGCCGGAGCTGCTCCGCCATCAACTGGTTGCTCATTGCAAAGACGGCGATACAGCAAACGCTCAAATAAATTCATAATCACTCCTGTTCACTGGCCTCTTTGGCCATCTTCAAATACTGTTCAGGGCAATGCGCCATAACGCGCTGAAACAGTTCAAGCGCCAGATTGCGTTGCCCCTCATTAAATGCCATTGCCATAGCGTCCATCGGTGAGATAGCGGAAAACACACGGCCTTTCTCCAGCACCGACCAGACAACGCGCCGCCCCTGTTCACTGCTCATGACAAAGCGAATGTCATCAATTTCACGCTGCGCCATGTCACGTTGCTTACGGGCGTTTTCTTCTTTCAGTTGATCGTCTTCGTAATCTGTCATTGTGATTGCCCACCCTGACCACTAACTGCATTCGCCATAGCTGACAAAACACTCGGATCCGAAGTTTTAGCTTCGCTTAGCGTCTTGGCGCCCTGTGCCGCCGCCATCCCCATCGCCATCATTTGTTGCTGCTGTTGCTGCTGTGCCCGTTGCTGGCGAGCCTGCTCAACCTGTTCCTGCGGAACAATGACGGTTGGAGACACTCCGGACATATCAGCGAATGCATCGATCGCCTGATCAACGTTGAGTTTGTCGAGAGCTTCTGGTTTCGCTTGCGCAAGTTGACCAATGAAGTTGACCGTGGATGCCAGACTGGACAGGCCGATAGACTTCTGCGCCTGAGCCATGACGGAAATGTATTCGACCTTCAGGGGCATACCTTCCATCACGTCTGGCGGTGGCGGCAGCATGTTTTTACGCACCATCATCGAGAAAGAGCGATCAATGAGAGGATTAAGACATTCGTCGTTCAGGCGCTCCAGAACCGGCCCCAACATCAGAAGTTTTTCTTCTTTCATTTCGATCACCGCTTCAACAGGCATCGAGCGGGTATTGATGTTCTGCAACATCATGAACAGATCGACAAAGTAGGCGCTGTTAATGATTTGACGAGTGTCCTGAATGTCTGCTACCAAATCTGCTGTACTGGGGTTAACCAGATAAGCAGGCCTGAAGCCATCCTGACCAGTAATCTGATCGATATACGTGATGTCGCCAGGAAGAAGGGAGGCGCGCTGATTCTTGAGGGAAGTCGGAGCAACCATCGGCGGATTGGTTGCTTTATCAATCAACTGCGACTTGCGCTTCTGGAGAAGCTGCAATGCCTTAACAGGTCCAAGCGCCAGCATACCCGGGCATGATGATCCATAAACATCTTCGCCGTTAACTTCCCAGCGCGGAGCCATAATTGGAAACTCATCGAATCCGGACTCACGCAACAACTTGTCGTTATCGCCACCAACCTCGTAATAAACCGATTTGAATGGCTTGTTCTTGCTATCCAGCTTCGATGTATCGCGGTCAATGTTCGGGTAAACCGAATGCATCACTTCAATCCACTTCTCGTAGGTGCCGCTTTCCCACATGCTTTTTACGGATTCGCTGACGTTATTTAGCCCGAACTCCTGAACAAGCTGACGAACAGTCATAGAGAACTTGCGAAAACAGGTGTCCACACTGCCACGAGGTGAGTTAGCCAGGTAGTAACTGCCTATCGGGAATGGCATTGTGCGAATGATGTCCTCGTCATCCTCCAGCACTGCCATTGCACCAGTGCTGTATGTGCCGAGGCTTCCGTATAACTGCGGCAGCGACTGATAGAGATTCGACTTATTGAACATATCGTTCATGCGGTTCTGCACGGCCTCAAGCCACAACTTAACAGGGCCATAATCCATCATTTCAGGATCTGGCGTAGCCAGGCGAAACCACGGACGCGCGGGGCTTGTGATGCCTGACATCATGCCGCTGGCGAGAGTGCGCGCCGCCATAGTCCCGGTCGAATCAATAATGCGTGTATTGCGTCGATCGTTACGGTTGACCTCAGAAGTCAGAAAGCGGGAACCACGCGGGTTGATGTAATCACTCAACTCGCGCCAGTGCGGCTCGAACGACTGACGCTCGCTTTCAAGTTGTGCGAACTGTTTGTTCAATCGCTCTTTAGTTGTTTCCGCCATTTCAATGACTCCGGTTACTGACCAAGTAGCGTTTTACCGCTGGTATTAGCGGTTGATGTGTCGCCCTGAGAACCGGTAAGCAGCGTAGAACTACGACCAGCAGCAGCGCGACGGCGACGTGTTTCTTCGTCGCGGGCATCAACAACAGCGGCATCCTGCTCCTGTGGTGCTGCCTGAACTTCTGGTGTTGCAGGCACTGATGGTGAGCTACCCATGCACATATCAATGACTCCGTACGCAATTAAATTATTACCAATTTAACCACATATGATTTATTTATCGTAGATAGTTGACATTTAACGCACGAATTATTACCTTTCAGGTAAGCAAAGAGTTCATTCCGGTTATTAACCTGACTGGCTTGTCGTTAAATTGAACAGGTGGAGTGAGCTTTTATTTTGAGCAGTACGGCGTATGGCACATGCGCCGATAGCGGTCTGGATACGTTTAAGGGGCACCCTCCCTTGCTCGGGCAAACGAACCAGGTAGCCGGAATGTGCAAGTCGAGCGGTTTTATTCCGCGCACGGGGATTCACCATCCCGGCGATTCGGTGTGACGCCTCGGAAGAGACGAGGGTACAACGATGAGAGCATTTATGGAGCCGCGACAAAGTGTGGCGCCTTAACAGGCTAAGTGCTCTCAGCGTTGTGGCATTAGCTCAGTTGGACAGAGCAACCGCCTTCTAAGCGGTTGGTTGCAGGTTCGAATCCTGCATGCCACGCCAGAATCACGCCTAAGGACCGTGATGCCAGAAGTTCCAGGTGCTTGGCGGTGATGGTTTCCCTTGAAGGACTATCACCGCCCTTTTTACAGCAGGACGCCATTGCGATGACTTCATGCTGTAAACCAGTACAGCCACGGAAGGCATAACTCATTGCTTCCAGTTCGCCCGGTTCGCCGGGCATTTTTTTAAGGTGAGATCATGAAGACAATTGATATGTTGGCTAAGTATCTAAATGAATGGCCATTAAAATATTCTCGTATCGTTCAGGCTGAAGACTGCATTTTTTATGGCGTTTTTGCTGGTAATGAAATGCATTACGAAGTAATTCAGAGTGAGGGACTGGCCGGGTTAACTCTTAGCGAAGACCATGGTACTAGCGTTACGTTCCATGACTGGATAACAGCACAACGTTATGAAATGGAAAAAGGCGATGTGTTTGATATTTCTCGATCTGTTTACGCTAAAGCAAAAAGTGATAATGATTACATGAGCGAACACTTATACAACATGAAGTTACAATGCCTGCATGCGGCGCTTATTCAGAATGGGCACTTCGATAAAACAAGTGCCATCAATATTGCGGAAGCCATCAACGCTGGATTTAATGCCATTAAGTAACACCGTGACATGTCACAAACAGCCAGCCGATGAGCTGGCTTTGTTTTATCCTCATCAGAGGATATCAACGACATTATCCCCACCAGCGGATTAAGCATAGGGATCGTAATCTGTGATGGCCTTGCCTTGCTGGTTCTGCTGCCCGGGAATTCGCAGACGCTTCGACACAGGGAACGCAAACGTCAGCAGTAGCGCATCGCCTTTACCCGGCGAACGCCCAAGCCGCTCCTTGATATCTTCCTTCGGTTCGATAACGATTTTACCGTCCACGCGAACTTTGTACTCTGCCGCCGACAGGTCGTCTGCTGTTTCCTGGTCATCCAGCATGCCGCCCAGCCTCAGCCATGTCTTGCATGAATTGAACATCTCCCCACGCTTGTTAAGCATCTGCGGGTCAGTAGACGCGCCACCGAACGGAACAAGTTGCCATGTACGACCCCAGCCATCACCGATTGACTTCAGACCAGTTCCGTAACCGAAGTCGATGAACACTGCGTCAGCCTGGTACTGGTCTTCAAAGTCAGCGATACGCTTCGCCATAATCAGATCGTCGGTAGTCTTGTTGCCAGTCCACAGCACCTTACTGTGTAGCCCCTGCCGTAGGTATATCACCGCGTCATCAACGCCTGAATATGCCGGGTCAACACCGATTATCACCGGAGCATGCGCCACCTGCGCAGCGGTTACCACCCGTTTCATTGCCTCATCAGTAAGACCGGTAGGGATAAACTGCAATTCAGATGCATCAGGGAATATGCCGCGCACACGGATTTTAACGAAGTCGCTGTCTTCCCCGTAGTCATCAACCCATTTCTGCAACTGCTGTTTGTTAGTGCCTTCCACCGTCCGGCTGTCAATCTGCGCAGTTTTCCAGCGGTGTTTATATTTGCGGAAACATTCGCGGAAACGCCCGGTGTTACGTGTAGGGTTTCCGAACGCCACCCAGATAATCTCAGTGTCTTCGTCCGTAAGCGCACCCTCAGCAACTTCCCACACCAGATCCGCAATGTTCGACGCTTCATCGAATACCACGATGATGCGTTTGCGCTCGTTGTGTAGTCCGGCAAATGCCTCAGTGTTGTGCTCAGACCAGGGGATTGCGTCAGCTCGCCAACGCTTGTCGTGCCCAGGGTCATTGCTGTACATCGCGGTAGCGGTACAGGTAAACCAGTCTTTCGTGATAGCAAGGTTCGACCACTTGATAATTTCCGGCCAGGTCTTCGTTCGTAGCTGGTTGTCGGTGTTGGCAGTCACCACGACCTTACAATCCTCGCAAGTGGACATGCCCCAGTTGATCAACATTGAGATGAATGCTGATTTACCAATACCGTGACCCGAAGCACGTGCCAGCATAAGCGGCTGATAGCGCGTCTCGGGATTCTGCAGGTGATCACGTATCTCTCGGAACGCATCAGCCTGCCACTGACGTGGGCCGGTAGCATGTGCCAGTTCAGTCCCCTCTTCCCCCCACGGGAACGCATAGAGGGAATAGCCAAGCGGATCGTGAGTGAACCCTGCAATATCCTCGATCAATTGCTCTTCAGGAGATAACGCTGTATCTGTCACTGATTGCCATCCTGACGTTCTTTCAGTCTCTTCCTGGCTGCCGCTATGCGATCAGCAATTGTCACATTCACATTAACATCCAGGCGTTCTTTGAATGCATTGACATCGACGTGCTTACCAATCAGCTCAAGGTTCTTCACCTTGTCAGGCCATTTAATTTTTTTGAGGATTGTCTCTATCGAATCCTCGTTCATGTTCATGATGGTCGATGACAGATCAAAGCCGCTAAGCGTAGTGCGCCAGATTTTCGGCCACTCGCGGATTGGCTTAAGGCTCCCATCGTCGTTGAGGATGTCGATCACGTCCATCTGGTCGATCTCCACCAGGCGCATGAGAACGTAATCAGCACTGACGCGCATTCGTTTGTTGCGCTCCTCCATCAACTCGGCAATCCGTTTTTGAATGCGTTCATCGCGCATCATGACACTGGCTTTAACTGCCGCTGTATTTGGGGAGAATCCTGCATTAATCGCTGCCTGAGTCTGGTTTTCAGGCGTTTTGATGTATGACTGGCAATAAGCCTCCTGCATTGCTGTTAGTGGCTTAAATTGCGTTGATTTGCGTTTATAGGTTTTAGGTTCAGCAGGCATCATAACCACCGTGGTAATAGTTACCGTTGTGGTAATAGTACCATGCAAAATAAAGCCGCCATAGTTGGCGGCAGTATTCAAAACCATCAAATTCATCATGCATAATCTACTCGTGACATGTCACACTATTAATTTCGTTTCATGCCAGCCTTTAGTCACCCAGCATTGCGAGTCACCATTACACGGGCATGAATTAACGGGAACTCTCTCGCCGCACTTACCGCAACATTTTCTGCTGATCGATTTTATACGCCCGCGCACGCGTGCATCATCCTGGCGGATCAGTAACGCTATATACTCACCAAATTCGTAAGGCGCACGCCCGGGGCGACGCGTGGCACAGTTACGCTCCAGCATTTCAATTTCCTGAGCATCAAGCACAATTTCCAGCTTACGCACACCAGATGCAGCTTGTCTGGCTCTCTGAGCGGCTTTGCGCTCTGCTGCTGATTTAGCCATCAATATTCACCTTTATCGCGAATACCTTTACCGGTTTATCGCCGAAGTGCGGATGTGTGATTGTCTTGATTTCATATCCGTCATACGGAACATCAATTCTACGGCTGGAATCGTCGCGCTTCGGATATCCCTTTGTGATAATCAGGCGGTCATACTCCCGGAACATAATTCGCTTATTCCAGTAGTCATTACACAGGCGATACTCTTCCGTTTTCTCTCCGCGAATCATGGCATCGAAGTATTCACCTTTGACGGCAAGTTGCAGGTTAGCCACGGTTAACCTCCTGCGGCGGTTCTGGTAGCGGCATCCAGTGGGTTACCTCTTTGAGATACAGGTCTTCGCCACCACCGTCATCCCAAGTGGGATTGCCATCATTAAACCAGTCGCCATATACGCCGACCTGAGTGTTGGGGATGTTTGGTGGGTAGTTGTTTTTAAAGTCAGCCGCTAACACATAGCATTGTCGCTCTCCCATTTCTGGCATTAGCTCACTACAGCTTATCCAACCATCCGGAGTTACCGGAGAGTTGCCATTTATATCGAAGTTTGGTTCTGCGTCCTGAACCAGGAGGATGTAACCATTCTTGGCAGTATCAAGTTCTAACGCCTCGGTGACGGTACCGAAATAGCGATTACCTAAATCCGCATCACAAGTGCTTACATCAATGGAAACCTCCATGCCTTCGATTAATTCTGGCAAGTTGTAAGTTTGGCTTACAGGCTCTGCTTCCAGCGATACCAGTGCAATTCGTGCCAGTTCTTCCGCTTCTTCTGCTGGCAGTACAACGTTGCTATCAGGTCCGTATGTTTCGCGCCACTGCTTGATTGTCAGCAGTCGCTCTTTGGTAATAGTGATCATGCCGCGTTTCCTTCTTTCTTATTAACAATTACACCGTCATATATTTCATTAAGGTGCCCTCTCAACTCCATGCGCCTTAATGCAGATAACATGTAATCGCATTCAACCTGCTTATTCCCAATAAAAGGTTTATCTTCAGGGTTACCCCAACAGCAATTACCCTTGGGCCACCCATGTACTTTCCGTACTCTTCCGTTAACAACGTGAAGTAATCCCCAGCCAGGTGGTAAATCCTCAATTGAAATAATTCCCGGCTCACTAATAAAGAATCGCCAGTCGCCCATTCCAAGAGACGGATTTTTACGAAAACGCTTTTTTCTATCTGCCAACAAGTCAGCACGAGAACACTTCGCCTCTATCAGGCATGATGCTGAATTTCTGAATCCCATAGCATCTGGCTGTTCTCCGGTACTGGTTACAGCAACAAAGCGGTCATGAAAGCAAACCTTGAACCCGTTGCGCTTAAGGAACTTGTACGCAATCTGACAGAGTTCGTGGTGTGTTAACGCCATATCACTCTCCTTTACCCTGAAGCATGGCGGCGCGGCAGGCGTTCCATATTTCGGCAGCAATATCGCGCTCGCTATCGGTTAATTTGTACGTTGAAACATAGCCAGAGAGCATTTCTACGTTTTCCGGAGTTGCTTCTTCAGGCACTACCGGTGCTGGAGGGGCGGCGTAAATGCCCTCTATCACTAAATGTTTGCGCTCAAAATCATCTGGCTCTCGATGATATACGTAACTCCAATCACCAAGGTTATCATTGCGCCTGCAACGGAAACCTATCGGCTCGACTTCCAGCGCTGCCAGAGCAATCCGCGCCAGTTCTTCCGCTTCTTCTGCTGGCAGTACAACGTTGCTACCAGGTCCGTATGTTTCGCGCCACTGCTTGATTGTCAGCAGTCGTTCTCTGGTAATAGTTGTCATTTGTTATGCCTCAATACACAAAATCTGTTTTAAATTCATGGTTACATTCTGGACAGCATGTTTCGTAACCTTTTATTTCTTCACATGCCTGTTTAGCTCCAGAAAACTCCCAGAAATCTGGATCACAAAGCAGATCGAAATTGTGACCACATTTGGGACATTCGGTATCAAGTGACAGACTCCAGTAGGCAGTGATGTTTTTATCCATATCACTCTCCTTTGATGCGAATGCCAGCGGCGCGGATAGATTTCCATTGTTCCCACATTCGGTTGAAGTCTGTGCCTGATAAGGTTGCGTTACGGTATCCAGTTTCGGTACGCAATCCTTCAAGCGTCGATTTGGAGATACAAATTGAATGCATTACCCATGATTCAAACAAATCACGCTCCCGAGCTTCGCAACTTTGCTTACTCATATATTCGATACGATCAGCCATCGCAGCGCACTCTTCAAAGTTGCTAAATGCCTTTCGCTCCCATTCAGCGCATTGTTTTCTAAGCTCTGCAATCAGCTTGTCTTTGCCTTCCAGCTCAACTCGTAGCTTCCCAACCGTTAGCGCAATATCCTCGTTCTCCTGGTCGCGGCGTTTGATGTATTGCTGGTTTCTTTCCCGTTCATCCAGTAGTGCCAGCACGGTTTCTGGTCCGGTCAGAAATTTGAAGGCGTTGAGCGCATCAATATCCACACCGTAATCTTTAAGTTCCTGTTCACTTAACAAATCATCATCAGCTGGCAACATTAACAGGAGTTCCATTGCTGGAATTGCACGTTCCGCCGCCTCACGCAGTGCCTGGTAATTAATTTCGCTCACTGGTTGCCTCCTTTGCTGGGCTTTCGAACTTCTGAGTGGTTGTATCAAACTCAAACAACTTAACCACGTCATCAAACAGGACATAATCGCCATCAGAATCTTCAGTCATGTCAGCGCCACAATCCTGACCGCACGAGTCACAACCACCCATATCAAGCTCGTATCGCTTCAGGTTTGCGATATTTGATAAATTCAGCGCCAGTACAGCCAGGTCATAAACCTCTTCGGCAGTGACATCGCTGTTCAGTCCCATTTCATGGCGATATATGATTTTTTCTACTTGTTGTTTTGTGATTGTCATTTTTGCTCACCTCCCTGTTCTTCCAGAAAAATACGCATAGCCTCAAGCATCTCTTCGGTGTCATATGGTGACAACTTGTCACGCAGGATGTGTTCAATGCTGTTAATGAACTTGCGGATTGCTTTGCGTTCAATTTCAGCCAGGAAAGCATCTGTAGCCAGGGTTTGCGGCATACCTCCGTCTGTTGCGCAGATATACGCATCAGATATTTCATCCTGCTCGCCATTAAACACATAGCAACTCTGTACGATAAATTTATTCAGCTCCGCATTCTCCGCCGCCAGCGCCGAAAACTTCTCGTGTGCCAACTTAACAGCCGCATCAGCCTGCTTAATTGACTCAATCGCTCTCTGGTGGTCTTCGGCCAGCTCATTAGCACGCACCAACTGAACTTCCAGTTGCGCTGCCAAACAGCGAACAAGCACGGATGGTGCGCCTGTCATGTCGTCAGCTAACGCATGCCCTGATGCCACTAAATCTTTGATCATACCTTCAGCCATACTTTCCATCTTTACCCTCGCTTATCCACATAACTTATTGATTACATTGATAACTAAAAAGATCGTCGATTCAGAACTCTTCGATTTTCCAGCCACCACCTGCTTTCTTTGGCTTAACAGTTACCCCGATGATTCGGAACGGATATTGATCTGCGGCGACTTTGGTTTTCACCCTGGCGTCGTCGGTCCAGAAACCTTTCACTTCGTGCAGTTCCATCTCTCCGGTGGCGAGCATCACAGCGAAATCTGGCGTATAGAACGTGTTATCAGCTAACCGCAGCTTGATACCCTCGAATCGATACCAGGCGATTTCCCCTGCACGTTTACGCAGCTCAAGGTGCTGGCAATACGCAGATTCTGTTTTGTTCATCTGGCCTGTTTTGAGTCGACCAAGAGCCTGTATCTGTTTTCTCATGATTTACCCCTGAGGTAATTAAAAACCACATAAGACACGAAATCAATAGAGTTTAGAATATTTTATTACCCAGCAGGTAATTATCAAGACGTAAAAAAATGCGCTATCGCGCTGGTATTACTTGATAAATCCTGCCGCCTTTCCCCGCCTGTATTCCTCCATCAGCCACTGCGCCGGTGTTATTCCCCCCAAGGTAGCGGCGTTAGGCATACACCCGAAACTTCGCCCTGGTGGATGGTAAACGTCTCTCCCTGTGTCCGGAGGCGTACTCATGGGTTCTGGCTTTGCCTGTATGCTGATCACCGGATCGGGTATCTGCTGTCCGGAAGCCACCTTTTTCGCCCAATCATCAAGCAGCCTGCGCGCATGTTTCTCAACCTCAATCTCGCTAAGCTGGCGCTGATACATTGCACGGCGGGTATCACATACGACCCAGTACATAACCGGATGCCGCCACGGGAATCTTTCGGGACCACCAGGATATAAACTTTTTTCCTTGCTGTACCGGTGAAACTCCGCCATCACATCGTCAATGGTGACGCCAAGAACCATCTTGCTGTCTTTACACCACTTGATAAATTGCCCTGGCGACGGCCAGAACGGAGATTCACTGGCGCGGGCGTGGCGCATACCAGCAGAAACCTGTTCACGGGTTCGGATCCCCCCTTCGGCAAACGCAGCAATCCACTGCTGTTTTGCAGCAACTTCCTGCTCTGGCGTCTTCAGGTTGGTTACCACTGCCGCCGGAAACAGTTGTTTCAGCTGTTTGAAAAGGACATCAACAAGCCTCTCTGCTGACATGTTCACCACATTGTCATTGTTGACGTACTGATGCTCATAACCTGACATGCGAGAAAGGGCTTCTCCGTCACGGTTTTGTATCGCGGTAAAAACGTTGTTCACAAGAAATCCTCCCACGCTTCAGGGCTGTTCCAGTGCGGAACGTTGTTATCAGGTAATGTTGATTGCTTCTGTCTGCTAATCTGCAGCCGCCTTGCCAGCTTCTGCTCCCACTGTGCCTGATGGTATGCCTTACCCTCAGCCATCCAGTAAATTCTGAACTCTGCAAGTTCCTGTGCCGTTGGCAGACTGTCCAGGTAGATCCCCTGCAATGAGCTTTTCCGAAGAAAGTCATCTGATGGCTGCCATTGTTCATGCATGACAAATTTGCCTAATTGCCCTGGCCCACCAGGAGGAACAAAGTTATTCATCACGGCGTTGTTTGCGCCGGGGTCATGAGGCACAGAATCCCCGGTTTTTGTCCTGCTCTCCCTCTCTTGGTTAAATGACTGGTTATATGACTGGTTCTGGATCCCGTTTTTGGGATCATTCAACATCCCGTTTTTGGG